TCTCCAGAGGCCCGCACGAATGATTAGCCGAATCTACGCCATAGACCCAGGATGCGAGCAGAGCGCACTCGTGGTGTGGGATGGTCAGCGCATCATTGAGCATGAGATATACGCGAATGCAGATATGTTGATGCGGCTCACTCGCCATGAGTCGAGCGCGTTGCTGCTCATTGAGCAGGTCGCTAGCTACGGTATGGCTGTCGGCGCTGAGGTATTCGAGACTGTGTTTTGGTCAGGACGATTCGCGCAGACATGGATAGATGAAGGCCCAGGCGAATGGCAGCGCATGAAACGGCTTGAAGTCAAGATGGCGCTATGTCATGACTCTCGAGCGAAGGACGCCAACGTGCGACAAGCGGTGCTCGATCTGTTCGGCTCAACGCGACAGCGTGCGATCGGCACGAAGAAACAGCCAGGTCCGCTCTATGGAATCAGCGGCGATGAATGGAGCGCACTCGCGCTCGTGATGACTTACTTGAGCGTCAACAATCTGTCTGTGCGCTCCGCATGAGTCGTGCGCTGGAAATGATTGGCGACTTCGTGAAGGTGTGCGAAGTGCTTGCGCCGGCTCTCGGCTGAGATGCGCCATGCGACGTTGCCAGTTGGGAGATGCACGCACACGAGATCTTTCCAGTTCATGCGGGATTCATCGCGCATTAAGTGAGCGGTGAACTGCTTTGAGAGCGCGCTGATGACTTCATCGCGCTCATCGTAGGCTTTGTTGCGATGATTCTGCGCCGCAATCTTTTGCCCGAACGCACTGTCAGGATGAATCGCCGAGCGGCCGTCAACTGATGCCATCGCGTCGTGCTCGCATGGCTACCAAGATAGCTTCGCGTTCGCCCTTCTCGAGCTTCCGACGCACACGCAGTTCTCGCTTGCGTCGTGCACTGAGTGGCTTCTGATAGCAGGGGCCTCCAGGTTTAGACATGGAGCCAATACCGCGTTGCTCCGTAGAGTGCCACAAAAAGGACGAACACGATAACGCTAATTATTAGATTCTCGCGAATGGACTCGTCCTGATGCCGGTCAAAAACGCTCTTGAACAGCAGGACAGCAGCCGCCGTGCCTACGATATAGGCATCACTTATCATCGGCTGTGCATCTCAAACAGCGTCTTTTGCTGCATCCGCGTGCCGGCGTCACGCCCGAGCGGCTTCATGTTCAAGCGAATCTCCCACAGCCCACCATGCAGCTTACGAATGCTGACATCATGGCCTTCTCGCTGGAGTTCCCAAGCGCGAGCCATCGCTCGACTGCCGGCGATGCGTCGGGCTTGCTCATTCGTCAGTGAGCCGCGCTCGCGCAAGGACTGGAGCAGCTTCGCTTTATTACTTAGCGTCCGGGTTTTGTCTTCGGCATCCATCGCTAGTCCATAGCGCGTCTTCTAGCACGATGTCCCACTGCTTCGCGGTGAGCACGCCGCTGAATCGATAATACATCCAGCGTGCGTCATCGATATCTAGCGGCTCAGCACAGTAGCCGCGACGAGTCGGAAAGAGCGTTTCCTTAATGCGGAGCAGCCGATCGCGGCCTGCTTCTGACGGCGTGCGGGCTTTGTCTTCAGCGTCCATCTATCGGCGATTCATCAAGATTAGAATGTCGAGAATCCCGGCGAGTATGAAGAATTTAACCGGCTGTTCTCTCACTAACACTCCGGCGCTCGCTAGCACCGCTCCAATGATACAGAAGCTTAGCATCGGAATAACCCATTCACGCACCATTGGCTACGCTCTCGATTTCTCGGCGCACCATCCAGCGCACCAGTAGATCCTGTTTCATCGCTTCCCGATCTCGCGGCGATCGCCAGCGCCACGCATGGAGCCGCGGTTTCAAATCGATCGGATCAGGCTGCGCCAGCAACGTGATGATCGCCTCTTGCCGCTGCGAGAGCACTACCACAGCGCATATCCGATCGTCACAGTGATAATAATCAGTATCACCGTTATAACCAGCGCACCCGCCAGAACGTATTCCGTGGCGCGGTCAAGTTTTGAAATCATGCCGCATCGTCCTTCGTCGGATGGCCGGCACGTCGTGGGTCCAATTTCGCTGCGCCTGGCTGTGACAGCGGACAGGTGCATTTACAGGTGAAGCAGATATTCCGCGAACACCAAATGCACTTCGCGCGGTGCGGCACGATCTTTTCGCAGAGATGGCAGTAGGCCGCGCGTCCGAATTGGCTCATAGATGCGTCTCGGCTTTCTTCAGACGGCTCCAGCGTTCTTGAGAATGCCGCATGGACTGCGCGATCTTGGCGAGTTCTTCTGGAGTGCGTTCCGCCGTCAACGCGATCACGGCATCGACGATGTTCGCGGCCATCTTCTCGCGGAATCCGCGATAGACGGAATCGCGGCCTGCATCGATGAACGATTCCAACACAGTAATCGTTTCTTCGACGCGGTCAATCGCCGACTGACGCTGATGCGAGGTCATCGCGCAGCCTCAGTTCCATGCTCGACATTGCGATCCAGCATCGCGCGGAATCGCTTGACGTATTGCACCTGTTCGCGGAGGATTTCAGCCGCGCGTAGATCGTTCCCTTGGTTCATGAGCAGCGCCAGATAGGCGTGCGTCATTGGGGCATCTTTCATGGCGTAGGCTATGTCCTGTGCGGTGATCGTTTCAGTCATGAGCTTTTCTCCTCAAACACGAGCCCCGCCACCGACAACAATCCGTCCATGCCCAACGCCGTTGACAGTTTTGCAATCGTAGCGATTTCAGGCTGTTCCCGCCGTCCACGCTCGATCGCGCTGATATCGGACTGCTGCATTCCCGCACGTTCCGCAAGCTGTTCCTGGGTCAACTGACGCAGTGTGCGGGCTTCTTTGAGCGTGAACCGCTTCTGCCGTGGAGATTCAGCCAAGGCTTCGACCATGCCTGACCATCGGCTCGTCATGGTCATAGCGCACGGGCCGGATGACCGTCAGCGTGATTTCATAGCGGACCATGCTGTCGTCTGGCTTAGATTGGTGCGGTCGCAACACGTGCCCGCTCACTCCGCAGAGCCGGCCAGCGACCCAGTAAATCGGGGCACCATGCGCCGTGGCAAACGTGATGCGTTCAATGCGTCCAGAATGGATGACCTGTTCCACCTTCGGCAAGCGAATCGCATTCAGCACATCTACCACGTCGCCCACTGAGAACTGACTCGCCACAGCCGATGTCGTGTTCGTCATGCCTTTAATATAGACATGGCGGACTAGTTTGTCAAGTAGCTATTTCAGAGGTCAATAATGAGACTGAGTCTCAGTATTCAGGCGGAGAGTTCAGACAGGACGCGATTGACGTAGAGCGTGCCAGCGGGCGAGTTCCAATTCCCGCGGCCGGTATTGTAGGCGGCGAGGGCTTGGCGGTATTCGCCATTCGACCACTTCAGCAGGCGGGCCATCTGGCGCGCGCCCCACACCAGCCCCACGCGCGGTTCGAACAGATGCTCTGGCCGATCAGTGAAGCCAATATCGAGCGCGGTTTCCACCATGATCTGCATGAGCCCACAGGAGCAGGCCGCGAACGGGCCATACTTTCCACCGAGCGCATCCGGATTGTGCGCGATGTAGCGTTGAAAGAAGCCGTCTTCGTAGCGGAAGGCCCACGGGTTTCCCCCGGATTCCGTGAGCACTTGCGCCTCGAGCATGTCGAAGGGTAGCTCGCACGACAGCGCGACTTGACGAATCAGATCGCTATACGCCGTGCGAGCCATCCAGCTACTTGGCTGCGGCGGCGTCGGCCTGGGCTTTCAGCGCATCGGCATCGGCCGCAAGCTGGTCGAGTTGATCCTGCGTCACGGCTCCAGCGCCGGCCGCTTTCAGGTCCGCGATCTGCTGATTCAGTGCGTCGATCTTGGTTGAGATAGCGGCGAGATCATCCTTGATGCCGGCGAGATCGGCCTGAACTTCTGCGAGTGTGCGGGCCATCTGATTCACCTTTCGAAGTAGGAGCGCGAGCGAGCGTTCGATTTCTTCGAATTCCCCCCGCTCTCGTTTCATGGATATGTCCTATTCTAGAACCGATACAGGATATCGCCTGCGACTTTATTGTCGCCGCTCCAGTCATGCGCGTAGGCTCCGCGAATGCGCCAATGATCGCCCGCTGGCGTGAAGATGATCGCGACCTTGACGCCATCAGCATCTACAGCAGCAGCGGCAGCGCCGCGTTGGCCTGGTCCGATGTCGGCGGCGGGAATCGCGCGGTCCAAGGCCGCTTGCAGTTGATCGGGTGAAAAGAAGTGCGTGCCGACTGGCGTCAGGACATCAGCCATTAGGCGATAGTCCTTCCAGGGACAACCGGTAACGGTTGCGGCATGTCTGTAGCGGCATCCTTAAGAATCGCCGCCGCACCATCATGCGTAACGGGCTTTCCCACGCCGTCCTGAATCACGATGTAGGTGGGCTTCCCTTCCAGCCGACGATCAGTCTGCCCGTCCCACGGATGCTGGAGCATGAACCCAGCGATGGCCGTTGCGAGCACGCCTCCCACCGTCACGTAGTGCCGCCACGGCTCGCCGATGAGTTCGGCTTGCCCAATCAGCGTCGTGCAGACAAAGGCCATGAGTCCGCAGAGCCAAGCGATTTGGGTAGCTTTCATACAACCTCGATCATCGCCCGCTTCCAAGCCGCGGCACCATCGGGCCGCTCCCGAGGAGCCCGAGCGCCTGTAGCACCATCAGCACCACAATGATCACGCAGAGCACCCACAGGGCATTGTCGATAATCGCTGGATGGCCCGGCGCCAGCTTGTCGATCACCCATATTGCGAGGTAGACGAGCAGCACGACGACGACGATGTAGACGAGGAGGGTGAACAGCGGCATGGAGAATACTCCTATTTGAGAAACCGTCCAATCGTCCACAGCAGCACCGACACCGCGAGACTGATACTCCCGCTCAACACGACGAGTCGCCCGTCCAGGTTAGCCTTGGCCCGTTGGAGTTCCCGCACGGCTTCGTCAATCTTATCCATTTCACTTCGGGGCGCCATGCGGGCGGATTGATCACGTAGGGCTTCGCGGAACTCGTTCATGGAATTGAGCCGCTCGTTCATCGTGCGTTCGGCTTTCGCCACGGCAGAGTCCGCGAGGACAAAGCGATCCGTGAACCGCCGATCCAAGTCATCGAGTCTCCGATCGAAATACTCTTTCAGCGCGACGTCGGTCACCGCGATCAGCCGGAGTATGCCGGTCCCTTTGCGAGTGCCACAATGGCTTGTTTGAACGCATAGAGCGTGCCCTTCGGCGCCAGATCCCAGTTGCGCGCGATCCAGTCGGCCACCTCGGCGGCTTCGTCATGTGACAGAAACGAGAGTGCATGTTGCGCTACGTCCGTCAGGGCTTTGACTTGCCTGCTGTCCGGTCCACCGCAACAAACCTCAAGGATACAGTTCTGTTGCTGGTCGTTGCCGCCGCCGTTCATCGCCATTAGCGCGTCCTTCCTTGCAGAATGGTTTCTCGAAGGTTCTGAATCTCGAGCTGCTGTAAATCCTGTTTCTTTTTGATGTCGTCTACAGCGACCTTCAGCGCAGCGGCGCGATCGTCTTGTAATATCTGCTTGTTCTTATCGGCTTCCGCTTGCGTGCTCAGGTGCGTATTGATGTCGCGAATATCGGAGCGCATCCCCCACGTTGATCCGACTTGACCGGCAATGACGCCGCCGATCGAGAGCACAATCGCGGCGACGAGTCCTGGCGACAGCGTGATCTTGGACAAATCCTGCGGCGCACTTTTGAGCGCCGCTAAGGCAGCACCGAGTTCCGCGAGTCGCAGTTCATGCGACTGCCGCGTGGCTTCGAGGCTCACGATCCGCTCCTCATGCTCACGCTGATCGATGCGGAGACGTTTATGGCCCGCCTCGTGTTTCTCATCATTCGCGCGGATCAGTTGGAACACGGGCGATTCACGCGACTGTGCCATGTGCTCGGACATTAGCGATCATGGCTTCGGCAATCGCTGAAATGACGGCGTGGCGAGGAGCTTCTGCACAGCTTCCGGAACGGGCACGCCTGCGACTTTTACCGATGACTGATAGGCGGCGCGCAATTTGTCAGCGTAGGCGGCGGCGCCATCGGCCACGATGCGGATCGCGGTTTCCGGCTTCATGCCTTTACTGATCGACTCGCGAATCAGTTCAATGTCGGCTGGCAATGATTCGGCGTGCTGCATGAACGCTTTGGCGGTCGCGCCTTCGCGGATCGCTTGGCCGGCATTCGATAACATCTTGCCACCGCCGCGCACGAGCGCCGGAATCGTCATGCCGAGAAGTGCTTGTTTCCAGTCGCCTTGTATCAGCCCATGCAGAAATAGCCCGCCAGCCGATAGGTTGCCCATTCTCGAGCGTGCCGCCGCTTGTGCTGCGTCTCCCGTGGCTTCCAAGGCTCGCCCGACAGACGGCGCGACCGCTTGCGCCCCTTTGGCGACCGCATTGGCCGCAGCGGGCACATTCGTCATGCCGGCAATGCTCAGCAGATCGCCCGCACCTTGCGGCTGCGCCATGCCTTTCAGTGCGTTAACAGTATTCGCGATGCCGGTCGGTGCCTGATCGGGATCTTCGCTGATTGGCGGAACTTGCCGTGTGCCGGCCGTCGTGGTGTAGGTGCGCGGGAATTCGACGGGCTTGGACTTTGGCGCCGCCGTTAAGGCGTCCAGTCGCTTGAGTTCGCCGGATGTGAGCTTCGACAGATCGGACGCAGGGTTTTTGTAGAGTCTCAGCAGTTCGTCGTCGGAGAACTCTTGCTGGTCAGCCATTTAGCCGCCAGACTTCCGCCGCTCATTGAGACGTTTCACCAGATCCGCATCGCCGCCTGATGGTTCGCTTGCTTTGCCGCCGATACGTCCTTTGATGGCTGAGATTTGATCGTCGAGCGCACTCGTGCGATTGTCCATGTCGCGCTTCAATACGCGCATCACGGCGACGGACTGCTTGAGCGTGGCGCTGGCGGGATTGAAGCCTTCCACTTCTTTCCGAGCCGCATCACTCAATTGGCCTGAGAGATTCGGATTGGTCGTGATCTTTGCGATCTCATTAACGGCGACCTGACGTGCAGCATTGAAGGCGGCCACATCGGGACTGCCGAGCATCTTCCCGCTGACATTGCGCACAAGGGCATTCGCCATTGGCGAACCAGTATCGACCACCTTGCCGGCTTGCTCGAGAAACAGATCGATATTCTTCTTTGCCGTCTGCTCAAATGAGCCGATCGCATCGCGCTGCTTCTGGAGCTGCTTCAAGGCGCCTTCGTTGGCTTGGAAACTCGCACGATTCGTCGCGAGGTCGAGATTCGGATTCATCTCAGCCGCGCGATTGATAATTTGTGTGCGCAGTTCTGCCGCTTTCTTACCGAAGCCCATCGGCGGCAATTGGCCGGTCTTCGCGAAGGACAGCGCCACGGCGTCGAGTCCTTCCGGCGTCAGATTCGGCGGCGGCTGATTGACTTCTGCATTCGCTTTCGCCGCTTGGGCTCGTGCTTCTGCCGTCTGCGCGGCAATCAGCGGATCGCGCTTCGCTTCCTGAGCGAGTTGCGCCTGCTGGTAGGGCGTCACGGCTTTCAATGACTGTAAGGCGGCGGCTGAACGTGCGGCTGTTGGGCTCTGCGGATTGGCGGCATCAGCAGCAAGCTCCGCTTCGTTCGTCATCGGCTTCGGGCCACCTTCAGCAATGACATTGCCGCCCATGATGACTTTCTCGCCAGGCGCGACTTTCTGCGGCTTGTTCTTTTCGGCCTGTTCAGCCTGCCATTTCGGCGAGAGCGGGAGCACTTTATCGCGTAGCACCTTCCAATCGTCCGACTGTGTCAATTCGCCGAACTGAAGCGCGGTCTTTGGATCAATGACTTTGTGGGTGGCGAGTAGTCCGAGTCCCGCGGCGAACTTGTCTGGATCATCGCCCGCGCTATACGCCAGATCCCCCACGAGTGCGAGCTGCGCTTTGGATCGGTCTTCCTCCATCTTCCGAAGTTTATCGAGTGATTCGGCATTCTCCGTATTCGTCTTCAGCCAGGCATTTGCGACTTGCGGGAAGCCTTTCGCCGAGAGCGTATCGGCGACTTTTTGTGGGTCTGCATGGCCGGTCTGCGGATCTGTCAGATCATGAATGGTCTGGCCGAGTGCGGCACGCCCTTGCATGTCCATCTGTGCTGCTTGGACTTTCGCACGACGTTCATCGGCGAGCGCACGCATGTCGCGCATCTGCGCGATTTGTCCGGGCAAGTTCGTCGCGATGTTGACGCCCGTGCCAATGATCGACGCCCACAGCGCTTGTTTGCGCGCCGCTTCTTGCGCCGCGATCTCGCCTTGACGTAGCGCTCCAGCCGCTTGGGGATCACCCTGACGGGACAGCAGCGCGATGATGTCGGAACTGATGGGCATTTAGATGAACGCTGCGGCCATAGCGGCGATCGAGAGCACGGTTTTCCACTTGTTCGCCGTGTCCTGCGCCTGTTGTGCTGCCGCTTGCCCTTGTGCGACGGCGCCTTGCCCCTGAATCGCCCCTTGCTGTGAGAGCAGTCGAATGATATCGCTCGTCGTCGTGCCGCCATTGCCAGCCGCGAGCGGTGGGGCATTCATCTGCGGGGAGCCGAACTGGCCCTGCTGTCCATAGGCGCCGACTGCGCTGCCAGCCGCGCCGAGTCCCTGACTGGCGAACTGCCAGATCGGTGAACTCCCCATGCCGGCCGATTGCGAAAAGACGGGAACTGCCATAGATGATCCTAGATGGGTGAGGTCGCGACTCGCGCGCCGAGCTCCGCGAGATTCTGATATCGATTCACCGCTTCGCCGTAGGTCTGATCCGCGAGGCCCGTGCCGTATTGCGCGAGGGCTTTGAGTGTGCCGCCTGTCAACAGCGTCCCTCGAGCCGCCGCGCTTGATTGGATGCCCCGTTGGCCTTCACTGAAGGCGAATTGATAGCCTGGCGTGCCGCGGAGCGCTTCGGTGATCCCCGCCGTATTTAAGACACCCGCAGGTCCGGGCGTCGGCAATCCATTGGAGCCGACGCCGCCGACAGACGAGACGCTGCCGCCTGATCCGCCCGTGTCGCCCCCGCCGCTGGTATCTCCTCCGCCTCCGCTCGTATCGCCGCCGCCACCCATAACGCCGCGATCGACCCATTGCCACGGCCCGCCGAAATCGCCGAGATCCACCGTGCGCCCATCGGGGAGATAGAGTCGGCCGCGCGGTTCGCCTGCGGAGTTGAATTCCTGCGTAATGCCCAACGCGCGCAATTCGGCATCCGCCTGACGCAACGCGTCCGGCGTCATCGTGCTGCCGTATTTGGCGAGAATCGCGAGGATGGTTTGCTGATCCATCGCTTAGCCTTGGACCGACAAGCCGCGCTCTTGGAAGTAGGGCACGAGACTTTCCGGCACGAGCCGTGTCGTGCCATCGGGCGCCGTCATCGTCACTGGAGCGCCGCTTTGCACGGGTGGTAACACGACTCGTCCGAGCCCTTGCTCGTTGTTGACAAAGGCTTGATATGGATCGCTGGGCGTTGGGCCCGGTCCAGATTGCAGCGGCGCCGGCCCTGATCCACCTCCGCCGCCTCCCGATCCTGAGGTGGGCGCGCGTCGCGTTGCACCGCTATTTGAAGTCAGCAGTCCAGTGCCACTCGAGCGACTGCCGACACTGCTCGCCATCGGCGCGAGGCCGAGCAGCGTCAAGAGTTCGCCCATGCCGGCGGCGCCACCCTGGAGATAGGGACTACGGGCTTGCTGTTCATAGCCGTAGACTTCTTTGGCGAAGTCCAGCGCATTCCGATTGGCTTCGGCTTGCGCTTGCGTTGAGACTTGCGAGGCCGCTGCTTGGGCTTGGGCTCCAGAACTCATCGCAGATCCCTCACGTAAGTTCGCTCCAACGGTCGGAATTTCGCCAAGGCATACAACCGTTCGAGGTCGGGCGTATGCGCGTAACAGTGTAACTCATCGGCCTGCCGTGCGCGTGCCCAATCTTCAGCCGCCGCAAGTAGTTGCAGCCCGTATCCGCGTGCTTCCGGCGCCACCCATAACATCAGCTCTGACACAATCTGGTGCCCCGCGAATGGATGCTGAAAGTGGATGCCGGCGAAGATCCCCATGGGTTCCTCAGCTTCATCCAATAGCAGGAATGCCGCCTGCCGCTCATCGCTGGCTACCCGCTGCATCGCCGACACCATGAAGGCTGCTGACGGCATGGGCGTCTGAAACGGCGTCTCCGGCCACGCCTGCACCGCGAGTTTCGCAATCGCGGGCGCATCCGCGAGCACGGCGCGACGCACTGTCACGACTTCGACAGCCCATAACAGCGCACCGTTCCGCTTGTGATGTTCCCGCTCGCCATCGAAAATTGCAACGCATTGACCGCCGTCGCCGTGCGCCACGTCCCCAGCCACTCGAAAATCACCAAGCCGAGCGTGTTGTCATCGATCGGCAGACTGCCTTTCATTAACTTGTTCAGCGATGCACTGAGCGGATTAAAGAGCCGCAAGGTGCCGTTGTAGGACGCACCAGAAATCAGCGTGGTATTCGACCCGCGCAACAGCCAGGATGTTGCCGTGCCGCCTGAATTTTGCCCTGTGCCAGCGGACCATGCGCTGAGGTTTTGCCAGCGATAGACGTTTGAGGTGTCCCAGGTGCCGCCGCCGTCCGTGGAGACCAACATCTTCAGATCAGAATTCGATACCGGCACGAGGCTCACCAGCTCGAACAGATACTCGTCATACGTAGACGTGATCGCCGTCGTGAAATCGAGCGAAGCCGAATTGCTCGCTGCGTGCTGCTCGAGCAACACGAGCCCGCCGCCCTTCGTGCCTGGCAACGTGCCGCTAACATCCGCTGATAACGAGACGGCTGCGAATGATGGCGCCCCGCCCGCATTGCCGTGCAGCACCGTTGTCGTCGTGCCAAGCGATCCGAGCGCCGCGACGACGGATGTGCCGCCGCCGATGATGACTTGATTCGCGGTGAGTGTGCCTGACGCGGTGACGCCGACGCCTGTGCTCGAAATCTGATGCCAGCCCGTCGTGTAGGCCCATGTTGAGTTGGTGTCGCTCTCATACCAAATGTAGAGCTGATTCACTCCGGCTGCCGGCGATGGCGTGAAGGCGAGTCGCGCGGCATTCGTGCCGTAATGAAAGATGACGGGAAGGGCGGTATCACTCATGGCGTGTAGGCGACGTAGATGAAGTTACCCGCGCCATCGTTCACTGGCGTCGGCGGATTGGCGCCATCGCTCAATACGACATAATCGGCCGAGACCGCCGCGCTCAACGTCGTGCCGGTCATCGTCAGACCCGTGCCGATCGAGATTTCTTCCCACGGTCCCGCGCCGCTCGCGCTCCCACGCCCGACCAACTTCGACGCCGCCGTGTTTGGTGTCGTCGCATAGACGCCTGATGCCGCCTGCACCAAACCCGTGCCGGTCGCAACCTTGATCTGCGTGCCGCTTGTGCCATCCCACAACACGATCGCGTTGTTGACGCTCGATCCAGGCCCGAACACATCACCCGCTGCTGTGAGCGCCTGCAACACGTCCATGAACCAGAGATACCATTCGCGTGTCACCGTGCCGGTATCTGGATCGGCAATCTGCTGTTGCGGGGCTTGATAGAGCAGATGATTCGGCATCAGCTAATGCCCTTATCCACGTCCACGTCGAACGCGATCCAGCCGCAATAGACCGGATCATCGCAGTAAGCTTCACAGACCCAGTTCCGCGCTTCGCCGAGCGCCAGCGTATAGGCTCGCTTCGTATAGTCACCTTGTAGGCCAAGCGTCACCGTGCGGACGATCGGATAGGTGTTCCCGCCATCTTTCGAGAAACGTAGCGTCACGGTCGGGTCAAGGATACTCGTGCCCACGCCCATCTGCGCGATTAATTCTGCGCGCCGAATGAAAATGTTGTAGTTCTCCGACCACGGCAGATTGAACCGCCGATACCTTCGCAACTTTTGGACCGTCGTGCGATACGTATTGTTGACCGTGACGGTGACGGTCGGCTGTGTGCTCGCATTAATGATAATCGCCGTGTGCGGATCGCCGCTGCTCACGCCGTAGCTCGGCGTCCAACCCGCTTGCGGATTCTCCGTCACGCCATAGGTGCCATCAGCAATGCCGGTATAGATCCGCGAGGCACCATCGGCGAGTGAAAATGTGCTCGGCGACAGCCCGCCCGTCGTGGTGAACGTGAACAATTCTGAGGTGGGCGGCGAAGCAATCTTCGTGACCGTCAGGCTATTGCTTAAGAACGGATTGGCGCCGCAGGGACCGTTATTCTGCCCTTCGGCGAGCACGAGCATGTAGAACTCGCGCGCCGTCGCGTCGGCCGTTGACCAATTCAGCGCGACATTCCCGCTCGTGATCGCGGTGCAGGATGCTTCAGCATTGAGCGTGCTGGTCGCATGGCCCGTCGCCGTCCGCATAATGATGCAGCTTGTGGTGGATGTATCGCCGTCTTGACTGAAGGGCGAGACGGAGCCATTCGTCAAAGCGAAATACATTCCGAGCGTCGAGGTGCCATCGAACGCGCCGAACGAGAGATTGGCATTCACAAAGACCGTCGTCGCCGTCGTGTGATTCGCGGAGCCAAACAGCACGAGCTTCGGCGCGACCGCATCAATCGTGACGTTCTGTGCGCCCGTGCTCGTCTTCTGATTCGCCGCGACGAGATTCGCCGCCACCGCCGCGCCGCCAATCGCGAGATAGCCGATCCGAAAATCGCCAGTCGTGACGGTCGCGCCACCGATATCAAAGCCGGTCGCATCCCACGCGGAGACGGTGCGCTGACTGCCCGGCGTGGCCCCTGGCGCGGTGTCAGACGCGATTACCGCATCGATGATGTCGGCGACTTCATAGGACTTCGCATCGCTTGTGCCCCATGCTGCCGCCACACCAAAGCTCGCCTGTTTGGAATTACATGGTGTCGCATAGCCGACATGCTGCGCAGCGCCCGTCGTCTCAGACGTGCCAACGACCACGCTCAGTCCGAGGACCGCGACCGGCGAGAATCCGACCACTTCCGATCCCGGCGCGTTGGACGTATGCACGCCCACGGCGCATTGCAGATCGTCCGAGACGTCGTCGGCGCCGAGCATGATGGCATACCAGAGCGCCCCTGGCGTGTTATTGAGATCGGTCGTGATTTCAAAACTGCCGACCCCGATCGCGCTCACATAACCGCGGAAGCGCATCTGTGCGCCACCGAACGAGACTTGCGCCTGCTCCGTGATTAGGGAGAATTCCGAACTCAGCCCGCGTGCCGTGAGATTGGTGCCGAAGGTTTCCGCCGCGCCCATGCCGGTGCCGACATGCGTTACGCCATCATCAAACCCGCGGCTATGCGAGGCCCATGAATTCGTGCCGACGCGGCTCGTCGAGGCGAAGATATACGCTTTCGCCTGCACGGTCGGGAATAGGATGTGATTGACCGTCTGCGTGCCGGTGCCAGTCCGAATGTTGAACGGGATAATTTCGCTGACGAACGCCATCAGACAGCCAATTCCTGCGTAAAGATTGTGACGGACTGCTCGTAGATCGTGCCGGTGGAAATGTCACCGACGAGATGTTTTTGGAACGCAAAGCAGTGCGAGATTGGGCGATTCGGCGCCCATACCCACGGCTCGACGCTGTCATCAACCAAGGTCGCGCGTTCAGCCCAGCGATCGAGCGCCACGTCATACACGAACGTCGTTTCATTCGTCGGCAAGTGGAGCAAGTAGAACAAGTGCCCACGCTCTTGATAGACCCACGCCCGCGCGGTCGCAAGGCCGGTATTCTGAATCGCGAGCTCCACGGCGTGCGTCGAAGTCCGCACGGGGTTGTAGCCATCCGCCCGCATGACGATGCCGGCGCCGTCTTGATTCTTCGCCACATAGACGAGCGTGTTATTGAACCGCCGCGTCGTCCACGACGATGGCACGCCTTCCTCGAGAAACACGCCCTGAATCGGCGCGAAGGGGAACAGCGGATCGCCGTTGTCATACCAGACTTCCGATGTGAGCGTGCCTTGAAACCAGATTTCCCGATGATTGCGGCGCATCGCCGAGAGGTTATCGGAGGCTTCCGAGCGCTCCGCTACGTCGAGCCCATCCCATGACGTGCCATCCTCGAGCGCAGAGATTTGGAAGCGTCGCGTCCCTGACACCAGCACGAGGAAATACCCGTCCATAAACTCGCCCATCAAGGCTTGGCCCTGCGGGAAGTCCGGATCGGCGATCAGCGTCAGCGTGTTCGTGTTCAGATCGAAGATATAGCCATTCAGCCCAGCCGTCAGAAAGAGCTGAAAGCCAGCCGTGCCATTGCTGCACAGCGTCGGATAGACATCGGTGACGACGGAGACCGTGCCATAGCTCGTCCACGACGCATCGGCGAAGATTTCAATGAACTGATCGCCAGCGACACCAAACGCGCGGCCGTCCTGCTGAAAGAGCAGCGGCACGCTCGAGCCAGGCACTGCGGCGAACAGCGTTAAGCCCGGCGCCGGCACGAGCATTACATCGCTTTTGCCGCCATTTCCGGGCTTCTGCGGTTCGATGTATTCGTTAATCGTGCGATCGGCGTCGAAGGTCAGCGCGGAGTTGACGTTCGAGGGACCGACGAAGGTTTCAACCAGCATCGCTGTTCGGGCCGTTGATTTCGCCGCGTTCGTTCACGTTGTCGGCCTGCGTGAGTTTGTATTTCTGCGCCAAGTAGCGCCCCCACGCATTTGCCACCGCTTGCGCATCGGCGAGTTGTTTATGCACAAAGGCGTGATAGGCGAGATCGCCTGGATCGAGTTGCTTCATTTTGGGGAACCTGCCTGACAGCGAATCGTATTTTGTGTTTGCGTGGCCGGAAACACGCTGACCCACGCGCCGGTCTGGTCAGCCGCAAATCCATCATTGCTGATACCGAGGTAGCGATCACCCGTCCCGCTGCTCTGATCGACCATGATGTAGGTCTGCCCCACGGGGAGCGTGTAATATCGGCACGGATTAACCGGATCGAGATCCTGGATGCTGTCGCCAATATAGACGTTCACGGTCGGGTTTTGCCTGGGTCCACCCTGGCGCACGTCCACCGCGCCGATGCCAAAGCGCCAGTATTTGGTTCTCGTCCCGCGTGGTAGTTCGAGGGCTTCGATGAACTTCGTCTGAATCGCCGTGGGAGTCCCCGAGTCAATCGCGAGCTGCGGCGCGAGCAGCCAGCTTTTGCGCCAGCGTTCCCCACCGTTCGAGGTGCCCGCGTATGGGCCTCCGGGCAGACCACACTGTGTCGTTGGATCGAAGTGGTTCGCGCCGAGCACGGGCGAGTCGTTGGAATGTATCCACGGCAAGCCAATGACCATACACCACATCGAGTTGAAGGTCTTGCCATCGGTGAAGGGGCCAGCCGTCCCAAGCGTCGAATAATACTGCCGCTGTGAATGCCCGCAGTCCGATTGAATCGTGATGCGCGCACCAGCCGGATAGACGACACCCGCCGCCTTGGCCTGGCGTTCAACCTCCGCGCCATACAACTGTGTGTTCGCTGGCCCGCAGGCGTCTTTCCCATTGAATGTCCGCGGCACAATGAACCAGCCGTAGCTTTGCGGCACGAGCGTATAGTCACCGTAGGACGACTTGCCCCAGACCGCCATCTGGCGCACGTTGTCAGCCTGCACGTTTGCGATCGTCGCCGTGGGACTCGGCCAGTAGGGCACACCACCTTCGCGATACGCGGCCAGCACGACGATGGGCTGCACGAACGTGGACGCAAACGACCGAATCGTCAGCACGGCGAGGAGCGCGCACACGAAGGCGAGACGCTTCATTGTCCCAGTCCTGTCTGATAGATCGCGAACTCGGCCTGACACGACGCTTGAAACGTCGCGGCATCGTAGGGGAATACCGCGACTCGCGCATTGAAGCCGTAGGTGGCGCCAGAGACGAGCTGTGTGATGACGTATTGCCAGTCCCACGCGGGCGTGCCCGCTTCGCTCTTGACGAGCCATTTGTATTGCGTGAAGCGAATCTGATCGGTCGCCGTCACGGTGCGGTCAAACATGATTTCATAGACCATGCCTGTGCTCGTGATGTGCCCGCAGTAGAAGGGCTGTATGTAGCGCGGATAGTCCACGCTTTTGAGATTCCCTTTGTAAGTGGTCGCGAAGCCGTAGGTGTTCGCGGGCGCCGGATCAACAGGGAGCGCCGAGGCGTTGACGTGCAGCCACGATCCGCCCGAGTCGGCCATGTTCAGGCGACACCATTGCTCCGACGCACCAGCCGACGGAATGCACAGCGTATAGATCCCGACGTCCGTCGTCTGCGGCATGTAGCTCGCGAACATCTGAACGGCGTAGCCGCCGAAACCAGCCGCGTTCGTGAACAGCGCGGCGTCGTGCGGAACGAAAGTGGCGTGCAGATCGATATAGCGCGGAAAGACCGCCTGATACGTGAGCGTCAAGTCTTCCTGCCATGCCGGGTCGAATTCGCTCATCGTCACCGTCTGCCCGTCCACCGCGATCGGCGGCATGTGCGGCAGGCGGCAGGTAAACCAGTCGTTGATTGTGTCGAAGCCTGCGATGTCGTGTTCGCAATTCATCCACGAACGCGTCACCTGATCGACACTTGGAGCCGCCACTACGAAGAGGTTATTGATCCCATTGATCGTCGCCTGCGGCATCGTTTTGGGAAGATTCGTCAGCCCTTCCGTGCCTTCGTTGCCGCGAATGTCCGCGCTGATCTCGATTGCGTCGATGTGGACAGGCGGAGGTAGGGGAACGGACTTCGGCGGCGTGATGCCTGTGCCTTTGGTCTGTCCAGACAATGAGACACCACAGAGCACCGCGATCACGATAGACTTCCACGTCATGACCATTGCCCCACGCTAACGACAGTTGATACGCCCATGCGATAGACCGTGAAATATGATCCGGCCGTTGTGACCGCCGTGCTGACCGAAGTCGTTTGCGCGACGGACGGAATGATCGTGCCGGCGCCTGTGACTTCAAAGCTACCTGTCGCATAAAACGTGCAGACCGTCTGTGCGGTTGGTGACGCGATGTTTGTCGCCGTCTGCGTGGAAATGATCTGCGAGATCATTGTGGGATTCGTGCCGCCCGTATCATTCGCATTGTCGAGCGCATAGGTCGCATAGAGAATGCTCGCGAGGGACGCACCGCCTGCGCCGGCCAAGCTAAACTTCAGGTTTCCGCTCGTCCCTGACATGCCCTTGATCTGAATCATGCATTCAAACTGATAGGCGCCGGTCTCGAGCGTCAGCGTGCCATTCGCCACACTGTCGAAGATGGCTTGTTGCGCGGTGCCAGTCGCGAAGGCCGCGCGATCCGCATGTTGCCGAATGAAGTTCACGACTGGGAAAATGCCGCGATTGCCAGCATCCGTCGTGCCGTAGAAGTTCGTCGCGTCTGCTTCGATATCTCCCTGACTCGCAGTCGTCGTCAACGTGCTGACGGGAATCGTCAGAGAGGCTCGCGACGTGCCGCCCGCGGCCAAGGTCAGGTTGACGCCATTCGTGGCGCTTCCGCCAACGGTCAGGATGCCGGCCGAATGCGTGACGGTGACGTTGCCGTTATTGAAGTTCAGCACTGCCCCGGATGCGACAAAGAGATCGCTCCAGCCGAGCGACGTGTTGCCGAGCGCTGCACCATCATTCGCGATCGGGGCGACCAGGCCATCGAACTGATAGCCCGAGGCGGCACCAGCAAAGGTCAGCGTGTTCGTGGCGTGCGTGATCGTGACGTCGCCATTCGCCCAGTTGATCACGCCGCCGCTGGCAAGGAACAGATCGGAGAATTCGTGCGTCGCGTTCCCGAGCGCGGCACCATCATCGCTGCCTGGCAGTAGCGTCGTATTGATCGCCACTGAGGCGAGATTGCTGAGCGCGGTATTGGCGCCACTCGCAGAAATGTTCGTCCACGTCGTATTGCCTGAACCATCCGTCGTCAGCGAATAGCCGCTCGTCCCGGCCGTCGTGGGCAGCTTCATCGTCCAAGTGCCAGCGGTGTCGGCCACCGACAGTGTCACGGTGCCAGCCGAGGTCCCCTTAAATAGCACTGCCCCCGTTGTGCTGCCTTGCGTGCCGATCGTCGCCGTCGCCGTAGCGAGCAGCGTTGAGAATCGCGAGGTGCCGGTGTTCGCATCGATCGTGAATGAGGGCGAACCGCTGGGGTTGTCGATGAGCAGACCAATGGAGGTGAAGTCTCGGATGTGTATCCCAGTCCCAATCAATGAGGCGGGTTCATTCCACGGCGATCCGCTGCCGCCAATCTGAATCCCCGTCGTAAATCCAACGTGATTACTGCCGTCGTTGCCAACTCCGGTAATGCCGAGGCCGACATCGACGGCATACGTGTTCGCTGCCGCATGAGTCGCGTCGGTGCCGGGACCGCCGCCCTTGATGGTCGTGATCCACATCCCAGCCGAGGCGGAATCGTTAGGCGACCCGTTGTAGTAATTGTTGATGACGAGGACGTTCCCGTTCAGCGTGTTCGGCTTGATCCCAATGGGGCCATGCACGCCTGCATCCTCAAGCCAGAAACGTCCCGTGGGCAGCCCAGTCTGCGTATAGCCCGTGCCGAGGTCTGCGCGCAGAATTTTTACGGCGCTCCCATATTCGTTACTCGCCGACCCACTCCCAACGACATTGATGAAAGTGACGAAGTTCTGTAACGTCCCGATCGAGGCCACAGCGCCTTGCCCATAGGCGGTGGAGACCTGAAGATTCGTCAGCACATTCCCCGCAACGAGATCCGTCTCGGTAATGAACGCGTCGAATTTATTGACGACAAGCCCTGGTGCGCTGGCCGCGTCATCGATGGACATCAGAAATGAGCTGGTGCCTCCAACGGACAGTTTCGGCCCGATCTCGACATCCTGAGCGGCATTGCCGAGGATCAGACTCGTGTTGCCCGGTCCCGAAATGTGATAACTGCCGTCGTTGGCAACATAGACACAAGTCGTCGTGCTTGGAATCGTGGCGTTAATAAACTCGATTGCACACGGGCTGTCATCGGCTTGGGTGAGACTCAAAATATTGGTGGCGCCAGAACCTCCAGATAGCGCCAGCCGTTCAACCGTCAGAATGTTCGTTGCGGAATCGTAAGTAAAAGTGCTTTCACCGCCGATCGTGTTGACACCCGTGCCGAATGCGATTTGGGTATCCGCGATCGATCCACCGATGCCGCTACTGCTTCCGCCGGTTCCGGTGAAATCGAACGTCCCGCTGAACGGATTAAAGGTGACGCCCATTTAGAGATGCGGCGTCCGCGTGACCGTCAAAATCGTGGCTTTGGTATTGTCGGTATAGACGATTGCGACCGTGCAGACCGTCTCGCCAGACGAGCCGCCTAGCTTGAAGATGTAGGTATCAGAGGTGGATGCGGACGTGTTCGAGACGTAATCGTAAATCGGCAGGCGCAAGCCGCTTTCGGTGACTTCGGCAACACCGCCAATTCTCGTGGACATGAGGACACGTTTAGCCCGACACGGTCGCGCGAGAATTGGCTTTTTCGAGCCCGAGGAGCGTGCCGACTTGCGCTCGTAAGACATCGAGCTCGGCCTGTGCCGATTCGAGCTCGCCTGCGGACTGCTGCTGTTCTCGGGCCGTTGCAGCGACCGCTTCATCGTAGGCGATCTGCGCATCCGCAACGGCTTTGGCATGCTTGGCATTGGCGAGGTCGATATCCTTCACCAATTTCGCCTTCGCCTTCTCGGCGGTCTCGGCGTGCGCCGCGACGGCTTGATCGTGTGCGGCGCGCTTGGCTTCGACCAGATCCAGCGCTTCGTCGGTTTTGCGAAAAAGTTCAGACATTTTCATCGGGCCGCTCCCTACGACTGATTCGCCGCCATCGCAAAGATTCGCACCTTCGGATCACTCCCGCCCGCGATCGTCGTCGAGATGCGACACCGCATCGCCTGATTCAATGCCGTGAGGTGGACAACCTGCATGTTCGGCGCTGTCCCGGTAAAGGTCACTGTGGCTTCGACCGGCCACGTTCCGGCATAGCTGGGGCTATACGAGCTTTCGACCTTCACAACGCCCGATGTGACGCCGTCGAGAAACGAGACGTAAATCGTAATCTCAAGCGCTTGGCCGACGACGAATGGCAACATACAGAACGAATCGGCTGTCAACGCGTCAGGTTTCAGCGTTTGTTCCGTCAGCGGATATACAAGCTGCGATTTGCCGGCCATCTAGCCTCCGCTGTCCGTGTTGATGTTGTAGCCGAAGCGCGGATTGCCGCGAATCGCCCAGGCGGCTTCGTTCGGTGAATCATTCCAGCGCGTATTCTGCCGCTTGATCGCCGCGAGTGTGCTGCGCGCGGTGTCCACGATATCCTGACGCAGCGCACGGCCCCATGACGTGCAGACATCGAAGGCGAGATTCCATTTCAGTGCCTTCTCGAGCCCTGGCTGAAAAGAATACGTCTTGCTGAGACTGGCGAACTCCGCGATGTGCTCCAGTCGATAGAGCACGATGCCATTGGCCGCAGTATTCGGCGTCGGCCAGAGGAAGATCGTCGCGAGGTCGTTCGTCGTGGTCTGGTTGTAGTAGACCGTCGTAAATTGCGAGTTCGGCAGCGACTTGATGAGAATGTTCTGATACTGATCATCCGTGATCACTGGCGTCGGCACTTCCGTCGTCGAGTTCGTCTGAAACAAGACCGTAATCGTGCCATCGGCCGTCGAACTCGAGACCGGTTCGACGACCGTGATCACCGTAGACACGCTAAACGCGGACGTGACGACGGTATAGCTCCCGTTGTTGCCCGTCGATCCCGTGATGATAAATTCGGTGCCTGACGTATACGTAGACGTGCGATTCGTCGCGACGGTAAAGGTATTGTTCGTCGTCGAGACAGCTGTGATCGCGTCGGTCGAAATCGTCGGATTCAACAGCAGCGCGGCACCAGTCAGGCCCATCGGCCGCGTCGTGTTGAACGTGCCGCCCGGTCCCATCGTGTAAGTATTCTGATTCGCCACCAGGGGAAAGACTTCGCGCCCCACGAACGGCGACAACAAATTGTCATTCCACCAGGACCGCACCATGTCGTTCAGGCTGATGAGTCCTTCCGGAACCAGATAACTCGGCGTGGATTCGCCCGCCGCTCGCGCGCCCACAATGAACGCGGCGCCGTCAATGACTTGCTGAGCGGTCAGGCTCACGACTCGTATCCGTAGAGACGCCCTGAGGGCTTCAGGAATGAATCGCCGTGAATGGTCACGCGGAGACCGGCTCCACGGGCGCGACCGATCCAGTAACGCACGCTGGCGATTTGGTCACGGTAGGCGGGTTCGTTCGGATCGACGACGAACCAAAAGCAGTCGATGTCATCGAAACCTTCGGCAATAGCCAGAGCGAACATCCAGGCGAGGGAACACGCAAAGTCCCGCTCATCTGCATCGGCGACGCGCTCGCGCGGATACACGCAACAGCCAGGGAGTGCAGCATCGTGCGCCCATCGGTAGATCGGCTTGTTGGCGGGTTGCTGTGTATACCAGGCATACGCATCGGGCCGATACCTCAGAATGTGCGCCGTGGAGTGGAGGTCAAACCAGCGATGCCAGTCGGTAAAATTCCCGGCATACCGGCTGAACATCAGCCGGTTCAGCCCCCAGCGTTCTGCGGCGGGATCATGTGGCGGCACGTCGCCGATCGTGAGCCCGCCGCCGAGGAGTTCAACCTTACGACGATGGCGATCCAAACCCGAAGATCGTCGTCGTGACGGCCGAGCCGAACGAGTTCAGGAAAAAGCGATCATTCGTGCCGAGCGCGAACATCGCCGTAATGCCATTCGTGCTATACGGCACTTCGAAGAAGTTCCCGTGAATCGAATTGTTCTTGCCACTCGTGAGCGTCATCTGCGTCGTCGTCGTGATCGAGGAGCCGATGTAGCCGAAACTGTTCCCCTGAATCACGGCCGATGACAGCGGCACCGTCATGTGAACCGTGTTGTTCCAAAAGCGGTTATTCAGCACGACCCACTGAAGCGGCAGCGCCACGTCGGTATCGGTGCCTTCCTTGATGGCCGTGTCGCCCGCGCCGGCAAAGTTGAAAAACTCGCAATCCTCGAGCCGCACGAACGACGCGCCGCCGCTATCGCGAATGCCGAAATTCGCGCCCGTGAACTTGCAGCCGTAGGCCGCGAAATGTGAGGCATCGCGCCCCACATCCACGCCCGCGCCGTCGCCGCGCATGAGCTCGACGCACGACGTGGTTGAGCCCGTCGCGTTGTTATTCATGTAGATATTGCGGAGCGTCCAGCCCTGCGAGACTTTCAGTTCCGTCGCGGCGCCGCCGATCTTTAGCAGCGGTGAGGCGGTGGGCGTGCCGGTGTGCGTCGCATTGAGCCACGTTGATCCGCCACCATTCGGAATGCCTGAATCCGTCGCCTGCCGCGGCTGATTCGCCATGCCGACGATCGTGATGTCGTTGACGGCTGGCGGTGCCCAACACTCGAATGCCGTGCCGAGCAGCCCGATCACCATCCCAGGCTTGAGATATTTCGACGTGCCGCCGAAGGTCGCGAGCGGGGATTCGTAGGTGCCCGGATTGGCATCGTTGCCATTCTGCGGACGGACCCACAAATCCGGCTGACTGATCGCCGCGAAGTTGGCGTTGATCTGTGCGATGTTCTGGCGGGTAAAGGCTCCCCCGCCAGTGACGGGCGTCAATCCAGGCATGGCTGCTCCTGCGTCTTACGACGCGGCCACGGCGCTTATGCGACCGGGGCAGGTTCCGGCGTTTCGATCTTCAGCTTCCGTCCGCGTCGCTTGATCGGCGTTTCCGGCACATCCGGCAAATGCCGTGCGCCATGCGCCGCTTCGGCCGCGTCCGCTTCGGCTCGCGCTTTCGCGCTCATGCGCCGCTTCGAGAATTCACGCTCCGCCGCGAGCTTCCCTGCCTCGCGGATGTGAATCCGATCGCATTCGTCGAGCGCCGCCTGCGGCCCGCCAGCCACGTAGCCGCGCGATTCGAAGTTGCGCTGCTCTTGCTCGTCTTTCGCGGTCTGCATCGGCAGAATCCGCCGCGTGCCATCGGCGAGTCGTTCCGCCTTATACATCGCGGCCGGATATGGCCGGTATTCGTGCGGGCGACCAGGAGGCCCATACTGCGTATGATGGGCTTCCCAGCGCCGCATCTCTTTCGCGTGTTCTGATTCTGGAGTCCAAACCACGCCCATGCGTTCAGCGTCCTTTCGTTAACCGAGGGTCCACTGGCCCGTCGAAGCGTTCACAGACGCATTCGCCGCGGCCAGCAAGCCCGTGTAGCCCACTTTCACGATCAGCACCGCGCCGACCTTGGAATTCGCCGTCGCCACATCTGACGTCGTGGTGTCGCCGTCGAATCCCGGCCCATAGGTGACGGTATGGGCCTGCGCCGTGCCGGCGATGAACGTCATGGTGACGCCCATCGTCGCCGAGGACGGAGCCGGGGTCGTCGCGCCGACCGCGATCAACGTGATCGCGCACGCGCTCGCCTTCGTGATGATGTAGGTCGTGTTTTTGATCGGATACGGCTGCACGCCCGCCGTCGCCGCTGTGCCCGCCGCGGCGAATACCGTGTCTTCGCCGAGCGTCACGATGTCATCGACATACGGAGGCCGCTGACTCACACCGCCAGTGGGCACCGCGAGAAAATCACTCGCGGCCGACGATGTGGAGACGACGGCCAGCAGATCATGCGGCACCGCGGCCGTGCCATTGTAGCCGCGCATCGCCACTTTCACGATGCCCGAGGCAACGACGGTCGAGATGAGCATGTCTTCGCCGTCCACGCGCATGATCTGGAGCGGTGTCGAATACGCACCGACAGCCGGGAATCCGCTCGAGGTGGATGTAATGCTCAGCGTGTTCTGTTTCGCATCGCACGCGGCGGCAAGCGTTGTGTTGGTCAAGGCCATGTGCTTAGCTCCACGCGCGCAGCGCGAAATACGGCTCGATCGGAGCCGCGCCGACGAGCGCATCCATGCGCCGAGGCAGTTGATCGGTCTGGATGTTGTATTGATCCACGTAGCGGATGCTCACCTTGGCCTGCGGATCGCTCACGCGCCCCGCGACGGCGCCAGCCAGCTTGACTGGCAGATCCGCCATGACCCAAGCGAACGCCTTCGGGTTGCACACGATCGACTGCCGCGACAGCGTCGTCGTCAGCGTGCCGGCCACTGCACCAGTCGCGCCAAGCACGTTGATCGCTGCATTGTCGGCCGGCAGCGAGTTCACCGACTGCAACTGTGAATCGGTCGAGGCAATGAGCGACGGCGTAAACGTCAGTGTTGCCGTGCTCGAACCCGACACATCCGCGCTTAGCGTGAACTGCTGCAATTGATTCGTGTTCGCGTAGCTCACTGGATTGACGGTGTAAACACCATCGATCGTGAACACGTCGCCTTCCTTCAGCGCATACGTGCCCCAGCCGTCTGTGGTGAGCGACGTGCCGGATTGATTGGCGCCGTTGATGAGTGGCGTCGAGGCCGTGAACGTGCCGGTCGTGTGCGTCGGCAAGTTCGGGTCCCACGCCCATTCGTCCACGCCGAGGGCGCCGAAGCCGAAGAAGCCTTCGTTGAAGATTTTCGATATTTTCGCGGCGGGATTGAAGACTGCGAGATTCGTCGCCTGGAGGTTGCTCTGCGTCAGCGGATCGACGATCGCGTAGAGGTCAGACGGCGTGCCGACGTTGCGGAGCCGCGCGACACCATCGGTCCAGGTCTGGTTACTCGTGAGCGGCACACCCGGTGCGCCAATCGAGTAATACACCGACTTGTAGACTTGGGCGCCGGCAAATACGTCGCATTCGTTTGCGAGCGCCTGACCGGCCGGCATGTCGTAGCGTTCCTGCACTTCTTCGACCGCCACGGCGTCATCGGCCGATGACCAGCCCATTGCGACTTGGAGCTGATCGGTCAGCGTGACCGGCACGGTCTGATTCAGAATGGATTGCTGCTGGAGCGCTTGGCCGCGCTTGACGCGGAAACGCTGCGGGAGTCGGACTTGCGCGGTATACCCGATCTGCGCGCCATCGGGTTTGTCCCGCCACATGCCTTCCCAGGTGCGATCGAACATGGCGACCAACTTGATGTTGTTCTGCCAGAACATCGCCACATCGGTCGAGACCCAATTAGGCGTGATGAATGTATTCGCCACCGTAGCCCCTTGCAGGGGCGACCGAACCGATGATTAGCGTCGGCCTTTCGGACCCCATGTGCGGGCATGATCCGCAATGGTGTGGCCGTCGCCGGGCGGTTCGTCGCCCGATCTCATCGGTCCTGTCCGCACCGCATTAGGCGGCTTTGGGACCACGGTTACTTGGGGCGTCGCGGGGACCGATGCGGTGACGGCGGTCTGAAACCCACGGCGATCGAGTCGGCGTCTCAAGCGAGAGACGGCAGCCAGAGCCGCATTCCGTTCATCCTCTGAGGCGGTGGCCGCAGGAATGCGAATGCCTTCTGACCACGACGCCACTTCGTCAAACAAAGCCGCGTCGCGTGCGAAAGCATACATGAGTCGCCCCGGATTGTCATCCATAAAAATCATGGCCTGCATTGCGGGGGGCATGTGCTCCCGCATGTGCTCCGGGCCATCGCCGGCAAAGAGGGTTTGCCAGTCGGGCGTCTGCTTGGCAAACTCCGTCATTTTGCCGTCGAAACTATTCCAGAATTGCTGCTCGGTTTCGTGTGCCGTGGAGGTCTGCTGTTGTAGGCTCGCTTCCCAATCGCGCTTCTCGAGCCGCCAATCCTGTCGCGCTTCGAGCCACGCCGCATACGGATCATCGGCGTTCGCGAAATCGACTTGTTTCGGTTCGGGCTTGGGAAACGCCCAATGGTCCGTCGCGCCGTTGCCATTCGTCGGCTGGCGCGTATCGGGCTGGATTTGTCGCGTGCGCGCTTCGAGTTCCTGCGCGCGTCGTTCGGCATCGCGCAGTTTGCGCGTCAGTTCGTTGATACGCGGCGTATCGCCAGGCGTCGCTACGTCCTTCTCGCGGCGCCGTGGTTGCGCTGGCGTGGCTTCCTGCGCGGGCTTCGCGGTGACGGGCGTCTCGGTCGCTTTGCCACCTTCCACGAAGCGCCCGTCAGCTCCGCGCGCTCGGTTCGGATTGTATTTGGCGGCGTGCGCCGAGATGCTGGTTTCTTCCGGTGTGGCTTCCGGCTTGACTGGCGTCTCGGCGACTGGTGCGGCGGGCTCCGGCGTGATGCCTTCGGCGGCGGGTGTTCCGACTTCAGTAGCAGTATCCATACTTACGTCGTCTCCACTTGCGGTTCCAGTGCAGCCAGATTCATTTCGTGTTCGTGTTCATGCGCGAGCTGATGCAGATCATGGCCGTGCTGCGCGCGTTGCGTCTCGAGCGTGTGAATGTGTTCCTTCTCCGCGAGCCGATGTTCCTGCACGCCTTCGAGCGTCAGCCGGATACGCTCAAAATTTTGCTCGACTTGCTGATTGAGCGCCTTCATGGTTTCTTTCATCTCGGCGACGGCTTGCTGCGCGCCAGCTTGGATTTGCGCCACGGCGATTTTGGTCGAATTGTCCATTTCCGCTTGCGCCAACTTCGCGGCAGACTCGGTTTCTTTCGCATCGATCTTGCGCTGCATGTTCTCGATCACTTGCTGCATCTGCTTGATGATCGCATCCTGCGCCTGCACCTTCTGCATCGCCACGAGATCGGGCGGCTTGCCTGACTGGATCGCTTGTTGAATCTGCGGAAGCAATCCGAACTGTGCGCGCTCGGCGAGTTCTTTGTTGCCAGGCCCATCGGAGTATTTGAAAAACAAATCGCCGTAAAGTTGATCGCGCTGCGGATTCGCGGCGAGCAGTTCCGCGATCTGCGTCCATTCCTGTTCGCGTCGTGTCTCGAAATGCTTCGAGACCTTCACGGCGATGTTCCCATTCGCGCCAGCATCCGTGAGTTCGTAGGTTTTCGCTTGCGCGGCTTGTGGATGCGACGGCGGCATTTGTCCTGGCGCCATGCCGACCGGAACGGGCTGATCGCCCTGCATCACATGCGGTTGGCCGAGCATCACGGTTTGCGTATCGGATTCGCCGGTCACCATCCGCACGAGTCGCCCCGGTCGATTGCCATAGATCGGTTTCAGTAAATCGTTCACGATCTTGCCGGCATATTGCACGGAGCGCACGAGGTTATTCATGTAATTGCTCGTGCCACGGAGTGCGGTATCGAGCAATGCATGAATCGCTTTGCCGGAACGCACGGCCGGATCGACATTACCCATCATCGGATCGGGAATGCCCGTCGTCGAGGCGATGGCCGCATCGAAGTGCGTGATCATCATTGCCATCGCCTGAATCGGCGGCTCCATGCCGAGAATTTGCGGTGGCGGCAGAATCACATCGCCGGTCGCGGGCGTCTTCGCATTGTATTCGAGCCGCTGAATCGTGCGCGTGACGCTCGCATCCCACATGCCTTCGAACTGCTCGAACTGTCCTGCCGCGGCCATGAATCGCGCCTTCGGACCGAGTCCGATCACTTCGACCGCCGATGAAATCAGGTAGTTGAACGCTTGCTGTGAATCGCGCGCTGTCCGCACCATGCCTTCGGCGCGTTTTTGCTGATCGTAGGGTTGGATTTCTTCGCCGAGCACTTTGATGATGGGGATGTAACGCCCCGGCCATACGCATTCGTCGAGCGGCGTTTCATTGCGCCCGTCGATCTTGCACATCTTCACGCGCTTGTCGTAAACCGTGCGGCGGCGCTCGTCGGGAATCGCTTTCAGCGTCTCGGCATCGATCAACTCCGCATCCATGACCGAGCTGTCGTCGAGCAGCACGATGTCGCGTGGCGAGTATTCGTAATACCAATACTCGACGACGAGCAGCGTTTTCTGCTCTTTCTGGAGCTCGAACCACTCCGGCAGTTCGCGGACCCATTCGCCGAAGTCTTTATCAGACGCGCTGAGGACCTGATTCTTCTGACCGTTCGCGAGGCGCGGGTGATCGGCTTTGTATTGCTCCCACGGCATGAACGTGCGCACAAACGCCCATTCCGCGTCTGAGCCATCGGGTTCTTCATGTGCCGGATCGAGCCCAACTGCACGCTGATCGTAGAACCGGCGAAACACGACTTCCTGATCGAAATGTGCGGGCGTCAACGGCGCATCGGCTGGGGCATCCACGAACTTTGTCATGATGCCGAAGTAGCCACGGCCCGCAATCGTCGCGCGTTCGCCAGACCACGAGATCGCTGCCTGCGATTTGGAGTCGCGTTGAATGCGGCGGATCAGTCCCTCGCGTGTTTCGATTTCATCCTCGTTGATGGTCGGGCCACCCCAGTCATCGGCTGGCACGAGCGATAAGCCGAGATCGGCTTGCAGAATTTCGTTGAGGACATGTCGCACGCGGTCTTTGACTTTATTGACGGTGATGCACGGCCGCGCCGGCACGGCTGGCACCGATGAACTCGAATTACCGGCTGTGCCTTGGCGAATGCGCAGAATCTCGGCGGGCCACTGCTTGTTGTCGTAGAACTCGCAGTCTTCTTCTTCGCGTTTCAGTTGTTTTTGATCGGCTTCGCGCCAGAGTTTGAAACGCGCACGCGCGAGATCGAGATCGACCGCCACGAATTACTTCTGCCCGATATCGGGATACTTCCGATGCACTTTCGCGCGCACTTTGGCTTTTTCGGCGGGCGACCCGAACTGCGAGACGCGCGCCAGCGCATTGCGGGCGTGCGCTTTGTCGTTGACTGGATATTTGCGTTTGCCCGGTTCAGCGAATTCCGAGGACGCAAGCGCGCGACGGCCGAGGCTTGACAGTGTCGCCATGATTACTTCCGCTTCGATTTCGCAACGTGTTCGGGTTTGTTTTTCTCGGAGCCGACCGCGAAGTCGTGCATCTGCTGAAGGCTCATCGATTGGCGGATCTTGCGAGCCATCGGAAATTTTGCTCCGTGCTCCGCGGCCTGCATGAGCCGTTGCTGCGCGCGTGAGACTGCCGACATTAGCTGCGCCTCCAGAAATCCCGATGCCACACGCGACGCGCTTCTAACCGCGCGATGCGATTCTCAAGCGTCAGCGTTTTGAGATCATGCGACTTCTGTAAGCCTTCGATATACACGCCGAGTGAAAGCAGCTTCGCGTCGAGTTCCGCGATCTTGGCATCGCGCGCTGACATGCTCGTCGTCATCGCATCGATGGCTTGCGAGCCGAACGCGCGGCGGATTTCTCGACGTTGAAACTTGACAGCGGATTCACTCATGGACGCTTCGCGGCTTCGCGCGCTCGCTGCGCTTTGAACGCATCGACTTTGGCTTGGATATCGGGCGGGAGTGGCGGGATCACTTGCGGCCGTGCGCTCGTGAGGGTCTGATGCACGAAGGCGCGCACATCGTCGCCGCCGCTGCGGTGGTCCTGAATCGCTTGTAGCACTTCGTCGGTCTGTTCGGAGCTGCGCAGATGGCGACGGAGTTTCAACACGCGCGTTTCGGTCACCGGCCGGCGCAACAGACGTTCCGCGAGTTCATCGGCGGATAACGGCATGGGGATTGCGCGAAAGTCTACCACGTTTTCAGGAGGCTAACCACCCATCGGCCCGTGTCAAGGCTGATTCGCGGAAGGCTCGCGCACGCCTCGCATTCGCAGCCTTGCGCTTCGCCGCTTCGTCGTCTGTGGGGCGGCTCGCGCCGAAATTCAGCTCCAGCGTTTCCGCGCAGCGCATCCCATGCTCGAACCAGTCATCGGCTTTGGGTTGCTTGACTTCAAGTGAATTCACCGACACGAAATGGTCATCCCACACGTACCCGGATTCGAACGCTTCCGTGAGGAATTGGCACGGCACGATGCCTTCCTTGGAGACGCGGAGCCAGCGCTGATCGGATTCGTGAATGCCGAACAGTTCATCGCCCGTCGCGCCGCGCTGCCGCATGTAACTCGCGATGCGTTCGATCATCGCCAACACGATATCCGGCTCGTTGCCGTTGTCGCGGAACTGCGGCATGAAGCCGGCTTCGCGGAGCAGCGTCACGGCGGTGTAGCGCTCGCGTTTCAGTTCGGTCGTTTTCGAACTCGCTACGCAACACGTCGCGATCGGGCGCGTGGAAAACCAGTCGGCGCGTTGTTGCTTCACGATATCCAGAAAATGTTGGAGCGAGACGCGCTGCCCGAGCACGCCGCCATGAAACCACAAGCCGCCGAAATACGGCCGCTCGGCGACGACCCACGCGAAATTGTGTTTCCACACATCGAACGCTTCAAATAGTTTCGAGTTGCCGAGCAGCGTCAGATCGCGGACATGCGTTTTCCGGCGCAACAATTTGCTGTAGACGGGATCGCCCTCGACGTTCACGCCGCGCTGGCCGAGAATCACCGTCTTGTGTTTCGCATGTTCGGGCGGATACGCAGCCTCGAGGCCCGCGATCATGTCATCGGCAAGATTGTGCGCGTTATCGTAAATGGACACGCTGTAGTAGCGGCGATGCGGAATCTTGTTGCTCTCGGGAAATTGTTCCGCTAGCCAATCATCGTGATTGAGCGGATTCGACACGAAGATGATTTGGATGGGGAAACCTTTTTGGCTTGGACGGCCGCGGAGCTCCAGTGCAATATCCGCCGGCATCTCCTGCGCTTCATCGACCATGATGCCTGCGACACCTTTCGCGCCGCCGAGCCCGCGCAGCTTCGCGTAGCGTGACAAGGCGGCGACGGTTTGCAGGCCATACATGATCAACCGCGAGCCGTTCGCAAACTCAAACGCTTTTTCGCTCGCATTCCACTGCGGCAGATCGTTGGGATCGAATTCGTAGCAGATGGAATCAATCGCGGGTTTCAGCTTCGTCTGAATGTCTACGTCGGCGTAGCGGCAGATGAACCACTGAATGCCGGGATTGTCTTTCAGCGACTTGCGCACTTTCCAGATCGCGGCTGTCGTTTTGCCGGAGCGAAAACCGCCTTCAAGACTGATCTCCCTCGTGGAATCGTCGATGAATCTCGCGACGGTGCCAGAGAACGTCAGCGCCATCAGAACTTCCAGAAGGCGATCGTGGCGCTCGGCCGTGACTGCGCGGCGATCCGCAAATCCTCGAGATGCCGGCGTTCGTCCTCGCGGGATTTTGCGGCTGCCATAAAACCATCGCGTGAATCTGGTGCCGCATGAGCCGCCCACCAGGATCGCGCTTTCGATTTCTCGGTGACGCGCAGTTTCACACGCGAGCGATCCGATGCGGGCGCGTGACGATAGAGTTTGTTCCAACCTTCAGCGGTTTTTTGCATCATTCGAAACTCAGAATGCGGCGCGCATCGGCGATGTCGATGTCTGCGCGAAATCCATCGCGCCTTCGATCGCGCGCTTCTGCCCAATCAGCACCGTCCCATACACGCACGCTCTCGCAGCCCCACCACTGTTGCAAGATTCGTTCGGCCAAAAAACGCAGCACATCAGAGCGATTCATTCACGTTCCCCCAACATGCGCGCAGTAGCCGCGAGTTCTGATTCGACACGTTCGCGCGTCATACCGAGCGCCGTGCGTTTCAACTTCTGCATCGGCTTCGTGGTGGACTGCGGACGAATGCGCGGCGGCAGATCAGGCGGCGCCACACCGATGCACGATTGACAGCGCACCAGTTCACGTTTCACGTTCTCGAGCTTGATGTAGATCGCGGGTTCATCTTGCGGGATCGTGTTTGAACAATTTCCGCATAGAGTATCGGCGGGAACACGGCGCCATTCGCGCATCATCGCCCCCAGCGTCTCGCCATCTCGAGCGTCCGTCGCTCGGCGGCGTTTGGTGTTTTGGATTGTTCAGCCGATGCGAGCTGTAACGGAATCCCGCAGCGTTGCACTTCCGCGATGAATTCCTTTTGCAACCAGGCGCCGCCGTCGCGCTTCGGAATGATGATTTTGTGGAGTTCGGCGTGGGCATCGAGGCGGAAAAACCAGTCAAGGAGATTGAACTGCGGGGCGTATTCGCCGAGCCAGCCTTCAAGCTCCGCGAGTTGCCAATCGTAGATCACGAGGCGTTGACCGGCGAAGGCGGGTTTCTTCTTAGCTCCGTTGCCATTTCCGTTGCCGTCAACAGCAGGCGCAGCCGCACTCTCCTGCTGCTGATTATCCTGATCTTTCAATTGATCAGAATCTATCAAATACCGAGATCTAGATGCTTCTGCTTCTGCTTCTGCTTCTGTATGTGTTGACACTGTTGACATTTGTTGACGAGTGTTGACTGATTTGTTGACGCGCTTGCGTTTGGCACGCTGCTCAGCCTGCTTCTGGCGGAGATATTCGCGCCGCTCGTCCGCGTTCATTTTGTCGCGGTATTTGCGGTGATTGAGGAGTTTCCAGCCGCCTTCGACCGTTTCGATGCGTCGGCCTTCAAACTCTTTCGACCGCGAATACGGATCGGGTGCAAGTAACTCATTTAGCGCATGTTCGCAATCGTCAATGGAGACCCGCGCGAACACGGCTAAACCTGGAATCGAGCCCTCAGCGATACCGTATTGGTTCGCCATCGCCATCAAGGTGATCCAGACGAGGCGGGTTTTGTCGTCCGCGCTCCAGATGGTGCTGGCGAGAATCGACTGAAAGAGCTTGGTATAGCCTGCCAATTTAGTGAGCCTTGAAACGATACGCCCCTTTCGGAATTTGTCAACACGTCCGTCAACAGATGAGGTGTGTAGCGAAATACCAATTTCGGTTTTAAAGCCCGAACGCGGCTGAGGCAATACCGAACCCGCTGAAATCGAAAACGACGCGCCAGGGGGCGGATAATTGCGAAATAGAGCCTGTGGAAAACTATGCGATTTGCATCATTTAGCCTGTTGAAAAGTGAAATGTGAAATCTTGTCTCAGGCGCAAATACCATCTTGACAGTTCAGTATTAAATGGTGCTGGCTCTGTAATGCTAAGAATTCTCGTGCTTGACACAACCTCGGTTGTCTCGTATACTCTCACTTCAATGTCAGATAAGAGCTACACCGTGAAACAGATTCCTGAAGCCGCCTGGCGCAAGCTCCGATTGCGGGCGATGCGTGAGAGCGTGAAGGTGAAGGATTTGTTCGCGCGGTGGATTCAGCGCTACGCAGAGGGCAAATGAGCAACGCGAAATACGCCGTCAAATTCGGCGACAAGTGGCATCGCGTCAATAAAGGACAAGTCACATCGAAAGGCTGGCTCCATTACGAGTTGCGCGAAGGCACGACGCTGACTATAGGGCTCGCGCAGCCGAAGAATTGGAGTCACGATGACACACTGGCGCGCGCACGGCGGAATTCTGAAAAGAAGAAAAGCAAATCGCGAGCGGATGAAGGCGAACTGATCGATGCCGCCCAAGAGGGAACAACGCGAGGCCGCAAATGAGGATTCGTTGGGAGGGCTGCATCGTCAACTGCGGTCGTTGTGGCCGAGATATTCCGATCGAGCAATCCTCCGAATGGCAACTCGTCAAGGACGGCACGATGATGGTGGAGTTTTACTATTGTGCCGATCGAGAAGCCTGCGATGCCGCCCAAGAGGGCACCGTGAAAGGGCGGAAGTAAAAGTGGCTCGTGGTTGGCGCGGCGCTCGATCGCCGCACAGAGCGCGCATTGTCAAAGCTTTGAATCGCACGACGCATCCAATGACCGGGCAGATGATTGCGGATGCGATAGGCGTCTCAAAAGGCACGATCTCCATGCTCTGCGCGGTTCTAGCGATGGATGGCGACATTGTGCGTGCGAGCATCAACGGTGCGGCGTGGTTCGGAAGTCGGCGCGGAGTATTCGCGGGCCGCGTGTTCTGGCTGCAATCGCAGAAGCCTGGCACGCAGCGCGATATCGGATGGGTCACATTTCGGCTGTTGCGATCTGTCGCTGGTGCTCTCCAAGAGGGTGCTCACTGGTCGCGCGTGCTCGAGCAGCCGATTCGTCTCGTGCATAAGGGCATGGTTTTGTATCGCTGGAATTCAGAGGAGACATTCACATGGCGCGACGCAAAAAGAACGCTGGCGGAGATCAAAAAGTTCCTACATCAGCCCGACTCGCCGACAGCGGCATCACAACCGGCGCCGATTTTTCGCGAGTCATGGCCGCGCTCCTCGCCGACACCATCGCCGGCCGGATCGAGCCGCAACGCGCGAACGCCTCCTGCAACGTCGCGGGCAAGCTGATTCGCATGGTGGAGCTCCAGCACCGTTACGGCAAGCGCGTCGAAGGCACCGAGGATCGGATTCTCGCACTGACGCCTATCGCGGCTCCGACTGACTCAAAGCAGATCCAGTAATTCGCTAATGGACATGACCGATACCCGTCTCGCGCATCCCAAACCGGAAATCCGAGCGGTGCTGAAAAAGCGCCGGCAGAAGTGGGACGCGAAACAGGAGAGGGCGTGCCGCGAAATCACACGCAAACGCGATCATGGGAAGTGTCGGATTCCAGGATGTGCCGAATACGCGAGCGAGCTCCATCACATCGTGCCGCGCTCGCAATCAAAACGGCGACGCTGGCTCACATCGAACTGCGTCTGGCTGTGTAAAGATCATCATGCGCTGCGACACGCCGGCATCATCCAGATTTCAGGAGATGCGGATCAGGAAATTATCGTAACTGGCGATGTCGATCGCTTGAGGTTCAGGCTATGACTCCAGTCGAGCGCGAGGCACGCGAACCGAGAACAGTTGGCGAGAAAGTGGAACGCGATGGAATTATGGCGGCGATGCTGGCGTGCACCGAGATCGCAGAGGCGCTCGGACGCATTCCGGCTGGCGAGTGGGACTATCGCTTTCAGAGCGAACCGACGTGGCGGATCTGCCTGAACGGCGGTAAGTCTGAGCACTGGCAACCGCCGAACGCACCGAAGATTCCTCAATTCCACGTCTACATAGAACGCAGCGGCTGGCCGCTCGCGCTGTTCAATGCTGCGGACGGGACGTTCATGTTCAGCGCCGAGAATGACTTCATGCAAGCAGCCGACAAAGAGCTTCGAGTGTTGCGCGGGGCGATCCCGCCCTCCCCGCAGGAGAAAATCACATGAACGAGCGCATCTCAGAATCCGATCAAGCGGCTGGCATCACGCCGATCGATCCACCGTCTGTTGTTCAACGACTGGCTGATGATGTCGGTGGAACCATCCAAGAATGCGCGCTGTTGCCTGATGGCTCAGGCTTCGCGACGATGTCGATGCCACTGCCGGCGGGGCATTGGAGCACGGTCAAGACGGAGCATTACGAACCGCCGCCGATGAACCTGCGGATCGGAGCCGGTCACATTTCCATCGTGCAACAGATCCCCGGCGAACCGTTCATTGCGCGGCGATTCTCTCGTCAGGAGTTCGCCGACATCATTCGCGCGGCGGGGCGATACGCCTATCGATCCGCCACAATGCAAGGCTCGGAACCAGACCTAGATCCTGATGCCCTGCTTCAGAATCTCGTCGTGGCGTTCCTCGGCTACTGGACCGAGAACGGCTTGTCAGGGGACGAATGGGCCAATCCGCCCTCCCCGCAGGAGCCCAACAAGTGATTCCGGTTCTGCATCGACTCGTCTGTCGGATGGGACAGCACTTGTGGCGGGAGAATTTCCGATATGGGCCACAAGGTTTCGCGTCCGTCGTTTACAAGGTGCAGGACATTTGCTGTTGCTGTCAGCTTCAGCGTTGGCGAGAAATTCCATACGCGAATCCGTTTGCCTCCCCGCAGGAGCAGGAGACCGACTAATCGTGACTCCTAAAATGCGCGAACGAATCAAGCTGTATCTGGATCGTCGGCAACCTCTCCCGTTCGATCTCGCAGTGGCAGTATGGGAGGCGCTAGAAGCCGAAGAACGTCGTGGCGAGAAAGCATTAGCGAAGCGACGCCGCTATTTGGAAAGACGTGCAGTGAATGTGGCCGCGATCCCGCCCTCCCCGCAGGAGCAGGAGACCGACTAATGAATTTGCCTTTGGATCGTCCAACGGCGACAGGGATTCGTAGCCGGGTAAATCTGCGTCATTCTGAGACGCTACAACCGGGCGAATATCCGATATGGCCGAATCGGAGCGGCACTGACAAAACGACGTGGGAACGAACGAAACTCCGCTGTCCTTGCAATCGTCGATTTCTGAAAATCTGCACGAGTCACAAGATCGCTGGCCGCGTCTCCACAACGACCGAAGAACAGCCGCAGATCGACGGGCGAACTGGACTGCGAACGCAAGGTGCGATCATTGAAAAACTCCCGCGCGGGCGGCGGCTCGTTCTCTGCACGTCTTGCAAGATGCGATTCACGGTGACATTGCAGCAATTACGTGAAGGATCGTTCGTGCCTAAAGCCTTTCAGGTGGCGGCGATCCCGCCCTCGGAGGCCCAGCCGTGAAACAAGTCGTTCGCGTTCACGATGTCGTGCAAATAGATCCAGCACACGATTCTGTGTTCGGTGCCTGCTTTCTCGTCGTGACGGAAGTGCGCGACTGGGGCGTCATCGGCTACGTGCGCGTGCCAGGACAGGGCGATAAGGGCGGCGATGCCTACTACCGCGTGAAGTTCGAGCACATCGGATGGATCGGCCCCGCTGAATGGGCACATCCTGAAGACGAAGATTCTGCGGTGGGGGCGGCTGCGCCCTCGGAGGCGGCCCCGAAATGAGTTTTCAGATGAGTCGCGCGATGAGCGGCAGTCAGGATCGCGACTACGCGAAGGCGCTGACGGACTGCTCGACGCTGGCTGAACTCCGTGAACTCGTCACGGCTTACGCGCCGCTGGCGCTCGATGCGCAGCCGGTTGTCGCCGCGATGACTGATGCGGACTTCACCAAGTTTCTGAAGGGGCTGAAGTCGGAACGGCGTGGGAAGTTCGCGGGCGATGCGTGGGCGCAGAAGTTCGGCGCGGTTCTGATGCCGTGGCCTATGATGCGAGTCACGCAGATCGCCGATCAATTCAAGGTGCCGTTCGGCGTGGCGTGGTTTCGCTGCAAGGAATTACGGCCCGATCTATTGAAAGTTGACGTTGGTGCGCCCTCGGAGGCGGCCGAGCGATGAAACCGCACGCCTCTGAACTCGTGGCTGTGGCGGAGCGTGCCCGATGAGCGACCTCGCCCATGACTGATCGAAAAGAAAAAGGGTCGTGGCTATGGTCACGATGTTACGAATGTGGGCATCGGCTGCGGTTTGATTCAAACGGTTGCCCGCAGTGCGGCGCTGAGTTCGACGGCCGCAAACCACCACGGAAATGGCCCGAGAAGTGCGAGTGCGATCGATGCGCGCTCGCCCGAGTGGTGAGCAAATGATCGAAGACGTGAAATGTCCTGAGTGCGGCGGCCCGATGGTCAGCCGGAAGAATGGCAAGACGGGCCAGCTGTTTTGGGGCTGTAAGCAGGATGAAATCGACGTTTGGGATTCGTTGCTTGACAATCCGGTCGCGCCCCGATCCGCAGGGCCGCCACAGGAGAAGGCCGAATGACGCGAGAGGATACCGCCGTCGAGATTTTGCGCGCCATCGTCGAGCATCCGTATGGCTGTGCGTTCTGCGATTCGGGCAAACTGCGAACTGAAGGCAATCCTGCGAAAGACCATGACGAGGACTGCGGATTTGCGCGAGCCGTCGCCTTTCTCGCTGGGGGAGCCGCAGGCCCGCAGGCCCAACCAGTATTCACAGTTGAAGTTGATGACGACGGCTGCTCGAAATGTTCGCACGGGAAAACGTGGGGTGTCCTCGGACCTGATGACGTGGCGTCGAGTCAGTCGTGGGCTGACGAGGAAGACGCGCAACACTTCGCCGACGAGATGAATCGCGCTTACGAACTCGGTCAAAAGTTGGCACGGGGAGACGCCGCCCGCGTCCCGCCCGCGCAGGAACCGTCGCGCTGCTCGAATTGTGGTGCGCCCGCAGCCGATCATCCGAATAGTGGATACGTCGCGAGCAAGGATGGCGGTCTGACGTGCTCGACGTTTAGGAGCGAAAAAGACGTGGTTGATCGTGTTCCACTGGAAGTCTGGAACGACTTCGAAATGGCGATGTTTGGGAAGATCGGGAATACGTTCGAGGTAGGGCACGCCGCACGGATCGAAGCCTTCCTGCTTGGCATGTTGCGAGCCACCCGCGTCCCGCCCGCGCAGTTCGATCACACGCAGTGTCACGATCTGGTCTGTAACACCGACCGCGCGAAGTATCCGAGAGGCGCGAAAGGCGTCGGATGCTCATGCGTGAGTCGTGCAGAACGTGAAGCCGTGGAGTTTCCGCCATCGCGCGATCAGTTGACGATCGAAGCATTGCAGGCCGCTAGCGTCCTGCCCGCCACGCCGCAGGGCTGGCAACCGATTGAGACGGCGCCGAAAGATGGAAGTGCCGTCCTCGGATTCGGCTTGCACTCGGGATCGCCACCTGACGCACAGCGCGGGGTGAAGGCGGGCGATCATTGGTGGACGATCATGCTCTGGGATTGCTGGCGCCATCCCGATCCCGCAGGTTGGGGTGAGCAATCATTGTGGGTATTCGCCAAGGATGGCAAACCGACGTGGTCATACCCGACCCATTGGATGCCCTTACCGGCCGCGCCCCGCCACGCCGCAGGAGAAGTGAGCCGATATGAATGAAACTGCGCGGAAGCTCCGGCCGACGGTTCCGGAACTTGCGCCGCTCATCGATGCGTTCTACGGCTTCCCTCAGAACGGCGTCGGCGGCGTGCTTCATATCGTCCTAGATGACCAGAACATTGACGACGACAGCGTAAAGTTCTGCATCGAATCTGCTCATGCTGGCGACCACTGGGCGAATCCGACACCTGGAGAACCGGACGAAGCTGGCGAACTCCTAGGCTATCTGCTTTTGCTCTGCTCGAAAACGCAGCGGTCAAAGTTAAGCCGTGATGGAACGCGCGGGGAGCATCGCATGGAACGGGCGGATTTCATCGTGCGCTGCCGCGAATTGCTCGCGAAATATCAGACGGATTCACAGGCCACCCCGCCGCCGCAGGAGCCGTCCTAGATGGCTCAATTCGTAGAAATTCAGTAAACAAGGAGTGTATCTGCATGGCTCAAGTCCAACTCCGAGACCAATCCGGGCGTCCCGTGCCAGGCATCACCGTCAGACTCGCATTTCGTGGGGATTCGACCGATAAAGCGCTGTTCGAGCAGATCGCCGACGCGGGCGGGAACACCGATTTCGGCTATGCCGCGGCTGGGATCATCGCGATCAACGCGAACGCGCATCCCGATCAGCAGTGGACGTTGCATGTCAACAAAAATGCGGGCTTCAATCCCAACTGGCAATCGATCGAGCAGAAAGCGGTGGATGTGCCAGGGAACGGCGTCGCCGCGTTTCAGCAGGACGTGTCGATTACCTTGCAGGTTGCGGCGCCGCAGCCCGTGGGGTGTCCAGTCGATCACGACAAAGACCAATTCCGCGCCTGGTTCGATCGCGTGAAGGTCGGCAACGTCGTGACGACAGCCGCCATGCAACAGATGGCCGATGCGCTGAGGGCCTGCGGCTTCGAGTGGCAAAATATGTGTCGTGCGCCGAGCGAATGGCGCCCGCGCATTCATCAGCCGCCGTTTCTGAGTGGCCCCTGTTCAGGCTCAACGCATGACGTGGACTGCGGCGACTTCGGCGGGCCGTGGGTGCTGACGTTTCGCTACTGACCATGTGGCCGCTGCTGCTGAAGCTCTCGATGGTCACGGCGATTGCCGCACATGGGGCCGATCTCGCGTCTACGGAACACTGTTTAGGCGCGAATCGGTGTCGTGAGATGAATCCGTGGCTCGCGCGCTTCGATCAGCCGGCGATCTTTGGCGCGGCGAAGATGGGCATCGCGGCCGGGAGCTTGTGGGGCACGTCGCTTCTGGCTCGAGAGCATCCAAAACTCGCGGTCGCCGTGAATCTCGCCATGACCGGCGCGTTTGCGGGGATCGCGGTTCACAATGCTAAGGTGACGCCATGAGCATTGGAGCCGTGTCGGCGATTGCGTTCGGGATCATGTTCGGCGCATATGCCATCGCGTTCATTTGGCCGGCGATCCAGGCGTTGCGGGAGACATTACGGAGGTATCGGTGAGGCCGTATTACGAACAATCCGGCATCACGATCTACTGCGGAGATTGCCGGGAGATTCTGCCGGTGTTGTCGGCCGATGTATTAGTGACAGATCCGCCTTACGGTCTTAATTGGCATTCAGGAATGGATGGATTTCTCGGCGAGTGTCGCGTGTTTGGAGATAACTCGACCGTGCTTCGAGATCATGTTCTTGTATGGTGGGGCGACCGTCCTGCCATCGTGTTCGGTTCATGGAAAATTGCGCGACCCAAAAACATTAGAGCATTGCTGATTTGGGACAAAGGTCCGCATGTAGGCATGGGCGACCTGTCCTTTCCTTGGCGACCAAATCACGAGGATATTTATGTTATCGGTCAAGGTTTTTCTGGACATCGAGGGTCATCAGTGCTCGCCTACAACGCAATCTCACCTAATTTCGTGCAACGTGACCATCCTACGGAAAAACCGTTGTCATTAATGATCGACCTGATAGCTAAAGCTCCGCTCGGAGACGTTCTCGATCCGTTCATGGGCAGTGGCACGACACTCGTGGCGGCTAAGCGGCTTGGACGCAAAGCGATCGGCATAGAAATCGAGGAGAAATACTGCGAAATCGCGGCAGAACGCCTCCAGCAAGAAGCGTTGTCCTTTGAGTTCGCAGCAAGCGAGTCTCTTTAGCGAAGCCGTGGAGCGATGAAGTCCATTCGCACGTATCAGCGTGAAATTCTGAAGTTGCGCAAGCGGATCGCCGTGCTCGAGGATCGGTTGTATAGCCTGGTGCCGGAGACGTTTCCGCTCACACTCGAGCAGGACATGAAGCGCGGGCATACCGTGATGGTTCGCGTTCCGCCGAAGTTCATGGTGCGCGAGTGACGCTGGTGCTCGGGCATTTTCGGCGCGTGGGCGAGTTCATCGCGTTTCCGCATCGCTGTCCAGGTGAGGGCTGCGCGATCCAGCGCTGGATTCTGAGGAGTGGAGAAGGGGACCATGCGCCAGCCCTTGCAGAACCGTCGCAGTCGAAACCGCAACAGACGCAGACTGACGAGGCCACCTTCTCTGAGGAAGTAGGATAGCACAATGTCGTCATTTCAACTGGTCGGGATCGGGCTCTGCGTGCTCTGGATCGCCGCGCTTTACCTGGGACTCGTCCGCTTCAAGGTCTAACGATGGATATCGAGTCTGACGATGAATTCGTGGCGTTGTTGCGCAAGCGATTCGCGGATAAACCGTATAGCGGCGACCATTCTAAGATACCTGGTTATACTGAATACTGGACCGACGAGCGATATGAGGCGTTGATTCAAGAATTGCTAGTGACTCAGCACACGATTCGCGAGGCGTCTCGTGAAGCTCCATGGCGCGGCGACGAGATGAATGCCGCTGATTTGGACTTGGCTACGGCGAAGTGGGCGATTTGGTCTATCTGCACGCATGATGTCGGCGCGACTCCAACGTCATGGCATCGCATCTGGTCCGCACTGCGAACTGTGATTACTTGGACTCGCTATGATGAGCGACGACGGATTGGTGAAGCGCTCGCGGCAGAACACGCGCAATCGGTGGGACCCACGGCCGCCAACTTAATTGCCCAAGCCATCATTGCCGATGCCGACGACTAGCCCGATGCTGCACGCGCTTGTTCTCGCCTGTTACGCGCTCACCGTCATCTGCCGGATCGAGTTGCATAGACGGCGTGCCTAGATGAAGCCTTATTACGAGCAATCAGGTGTCGCGATTTACCACGGCTCAGCGCTGTGCGTGCTGGATGAGTTCGACGGACATCGCGCGCAGCGGTTCGATTTGCTGCTGACAGACCCGCCTTATGGAATCGGAGAGGCTGCAGGCAAAAATAAGAGTCGTGGCAATATTGCTGTCGCAAAGGACTATGGGGCAGCAACGTGGGATGACAGGCCTTCACACGAGGCCATCTCGCTGGCTCGCCGTCTCTCAAGATTCGCAATCATTTTCGGTGGCAACTATTACGAACTGCCGCCTGCGCGGTGCTGGCTTGTGTGGGATAAAGATAACGGCGCGAACGACTTCGCCGATTGCGAGCTCGCATGGACGAATCTCGACAAAGCTGTTCGTCGCTTAACTTATCGGTGGGCTGGAATGCTTCAGGAGCCAGGCTGTCAGCGAGAGTTTCGCGAGCATCCGACCCAAAAGCCAGAAGCCGTGATGCGGTGGGCGCTCATGCTCGCACCGTCAGAAGTTTCAACCGTGCTCGATCCATTCATGGGCAGTGGAACCACGCTCGTCGCAGCGAAGCGCCTCGGTAAGCAGGCTGTCGGTATTGAGCGCGAGGAACGATACTGCGAGATCGCCGCGGAACGCTTACAACAAGACGCATTGCCGCTGGAATTTCAAACGACCCTTCCAGAATTAGCCTGATTTTCCGAATTTCTCTTGACGTTGCGCCAAGAGACGTGCTAGGTGCGCCGCGTTCCGAGCGTGCTGCGCAGCCTTGTTCGGATTTTTCTCAGC